TATGGTAGATATAATATATATAGATGTTGTTACGACGGGTTTTTCTTGGTGGGGGTCTCTTATATAAGGGGGGCGGTTAGCCCCACCGATTATTAACCCGAGCGACTTTGGAGCGAGGCACAAAAATAATGCCTAGAGAGATTTTTAAAAGTTTCTCTCTAGGCAAATTATTTATCTAGTCAACGTCAAGCTTCTTAATCTTAACTTGTCCAGATACTGGGCAAATATATCCGTCCCAGAAATTGGTATTTTTCCAATCTTTCTGAGTCTTTAAGTATAAGAGATCAGAGAGTTTGGGATCTATAAGACTTTTTAATGTTGCCATTATAGACCGCCTTTCAAAGCCTTCTTGATCTCTAATCTAATTAGATCGGCAAGATCTGGATCGTTAGGCTGTCTGGCTGTCGTTTTGCTCTCAACAGGTTTCTTGATCATATCGTAAGTTACCTTACCATCTAGAGCAAACTGGGTAGACCATCTTACAGCCTGCATTAAATCTTTAGGCGGACTGAATGGGGCAATCCATTTATCCAGATAAACTTTCCCTAGAGAGCATTTTGGATCAGCTTCGTTAAATACTTTAGGGAATATTTTATTTTCATCACTAGACAAATTGACAAAATAAATATCTTTATCTTTAACGGGTGGATTGTTTGGGTCATTTTTCAATGGGTTAAAATAGTTAGCCCAGACCGAAATTGATCCAAAAGTTTTAATTGGTTTTATTTTCATGTTTCCTTCTTATGTTATAAGCCGAACGGAATTGAACGACTTAATATCATTATACCATACTTTTTCGATATTTCAACATTCTTCGGAAAGCCTTGCTGACTGCGGGTTTCCGCCGATTGTTTCACGTGGAACATCTCTATATAAACTGTATTAATCTATATGATCTAAATTATGTTAACTAGTTCCCAATAGTATCATACGCAGAAGAGACGCATCATTTAATTTAGAATAGTTCTAAACTAGGTCTGCCCCCTAGATACCCACCCAATATTATACATAGTCTATGACTTTGTTGTATACTTTTGTCAATGATTTCAATAACATGCGTTATGCCTAGAGCCTAGGGAGATTTGTGTTGATTTGTCGGTCGGAGTGTGAGATGATATAATTGGGGGAGGCTACTGAAAATTTCTCAGTATTCTTCCTTTAATAATAATAACTTATACACTATTCTAGGGAGTTGTATGGATATGACTATACTCATATTAGACGACCTAGTCTTATAACAATGCACACTATTCTAGAGGATTTTATTTCCTTCTTTTTTAACTCTAGGATAGTGTGCTTTTAATTAGGAGACATATCATGACTAAAGAAATAATCTTTAAATCTAAACTACCCGACGAAATAGATGACAGGGTTGAGAAGATTCAGACTAGACTTGAACAACTTAAACCAGAGTTTGAGGCTATGGCTGATGAACTTGGTGAGATTGGTTGGAATTTAGAAGACAAATATGGCAAAGACTTGTGGCGATGTTCTAGTAATAGATTACAAGACAAGAAATCTGAATTTGAACGAAGTTTATGGCTATCTGATTGGCTAAAGAACTTTAGAATTAACCCACAAGACTAGAAAGGAGATAACTAATGGAACTATTAAATGAAACTTTTAACGAAGTCTATGTAGACTGTGATAACGGTGACGATAGCTACTATACTAGAGAATATATCCAACTTGATATGTTTAAGGACTACACAATGGCAGTCGTTTTACCTAGAGATGAAAACGATGAATTTTGGTTTAGTGATTATTGTGCTACCGTTTTCATAGGTACTAATCGTTACAAGGTAGAGGACAAGTTTACACATATTCTACAAAATCATCCAACCAATGTTGGTAGGTTTTTACTAATCGAACAACCTTTACATAAACTATATAACAAGGAGTGGTAATGCAACGAGTAGCAATATATAGAAACTTACATAAGAACTGTTTGTCTATTCAATCTAGAGAACGAGAGAACTATGGAAAGATTATCGGGTATTGTAAATCAATATTCCTTAAACGTCCTGAGTTTATCGTTAGAGAAAAAGGTAGACTGAAAGTTCTTAAAGAGGGTAGAAAGAATGTCCATGCTTTTATAGTGGGTGAATGTCCTAACTTAAATACATGGAGTTGGCAAGATAGAGATATCACAATGGGTGGTAACCCTACGACTAAGATATTCTATAACCCTTACAAATATTCAAACTTTGTGGATAAGGATGGCAACCCAATCTATAAAGCGAGAGCCGTTGTGGTTAATACTAACTATATACAAGCCGATTTAAACTAAGGAGACAATGACGATGTTGACTGAAAATAAAATACTCTACTATCTCAAACATGAGGTAGTAGATTACAAAAACTTAGCAACTAAAGAACTTAAACAACTACGAAAACTGATATGGACTTTGACATCTAAGATGCCTTGTCCTAGTCTATCAATATCTGCTTTTCTGTGTAGAGTTGGAGACAAGCTATCCAAGATCAAAGATAGTGTTTGTTACTTCTGTTATGCTAGACGAGGCTTTTACCATATGCCTAATGTCAAAACAAAGCACCGACAGATGCTAGAGTTTATGCAATCTAAATACTTTGTTGATGTTATGGTACAACTCAACTCAGAACTATCATTCTTTAGATGGTTTGATAGTGGTGATATTCAGAGTTTAGATATGGCTAATGATATCTTAGACATCTGTGAGAGAACACCAAACTGCAAGTATTGGATACCAACTAAAGAGTACAAGGACTGGAAGACTGTATTGAAATCTAGGTCTTTACCTAGTAATGTGGCTCTTAGGTTCTCTACACCAATGAATGACACACCACCGCTAGATAAAGCACCACTAACTACGACTGTCTTTACATCTGAGGATAGTTTAGGTGCAGTTGGTGTCAAG